GAATACCACCAGAAATTCCACACACATAAACATTACTAGAACTATCTACAGCTATTGATGTTACATATTCACTAGCACCACCACCAAGGCTTCTTTGCCATTGAATAGCACCAGAAGAATTATATTTTGCTACCAGACTTTGATGGTCACTACCGCCAAATGTACTACCAGCAATATAAACATTGCTAGAACTGTCTATAGCTATTGCATTGCCATTTTCAGAAAAACTACCACCAAGTCTACGCTGCCATTGGATAGCACCAGAGCTGTCATACTTTGCTGTTAAAGCAAAACTGTTACTTGTAATGTTTGAAAATCCTTCAAGATAAACATTATCAGAACTGTCTACAGCAAGTCCTAAACCCTGTGTTGCTAAACTTCCAGTGCTATTAAGTACACCTATCCAACCAACTGGGATAAAAAAACTTCTTTGGTTTTGAAAAATAGCTTGTAGTGCGCCACTCATGTCAATCCACTCCCAGAAATTAGCCAAGAAGTTGAAGTAATCTTGATGCAGGTTGCAGACCCGTATTGAGCCAAACTGCGTGTGCCTGTTGTACCAGCAGATGAAAGCGTTAATGTATCTGTTGTGATGGCAATTGAGACAACAGCAGCCGCCATATTGATAAAGGTAATTGCAGTTCCAATTGGATAAGCTACAGAACTGTTAGCAGGAATTGTGAATGTCCTTGCGTTGTTGTCACCAACTGGATGAAAGATGTGTTTGCCTGAGTCAGCTAAAACTAATGTGTAAGCGGCACTCTGACTATTCTGAGGAATGTTTTTAAATCCAACTTCATCAGTTCCATCTACTGTGCAAGAAGACAATGTTCCGCTAGATGGAGTGCCTAAAACTGGTGTAGTTAAAATTGGTGCTGTCAGGGTCTTGTTTGTCAAGGTCTGGGTTGCAGTAACGCCAACTACGTCAGTAAGTGTATTACTGCCATAAGCAATAGTTTTATTAGTTAGGGTCTGTGTGCCAGTTAAGGTAACAGCTGTCCCGCCATTACCGCCAACCTGTGCAGAAACATTCCAACCATAAGTTGCACCCGTGTAAACAAGCGTAACAGTTGCACCTGTAATATCACAAGTCAATGTGTCGCCAGCCGTATTGCCAGCTATCTTAATTAACGCTGTTGGATCAATCGTTAAATTGTTTGTTCCCCACTGGCTAAACGAATCAACAACAACAACAATATTTCCCACTGATGGGCTTGTAGGCAAAGTAACTGTAAAAGCACCGCCTGTTGTGTTGGTTAGAACGCCATCATTATTGGCGGCTGTGTAGTTAGCTGTTTTAACTGCTGTGTAAGCAATGCCACCAGCAGGTGTTTCCCAAGCACCATCACCTCGCCAAAAGGTAGATGCGCTTGCTGATGTGCCTGAGTTTAAATTGGTAACGGGTAGGTTGCCAGTTACACCTGTAGACAGAGGCAAACCTGTTGCATTGGTTAACGTAACACTTGCTGGCGTTCCAAGAACGGGAGCAACAAGAGTCAATGCTGTGCCGTTAGTTGTAGCACCCGTAATGCCACCAAATGCACCTGCATTGTTGTATTGGACTTGAGTATTAGAGCCGCCTGGTGTACCACCACTAGATGCCGCAATTGTTTGGTTAGGCCATGTTCCAGTAACAGTTACGTTTGATCCCGCAACAATACTTGGAGTTGCTGTTCCTGTACCACCATTGGCTACAGGTAAAGTACCCGTTACACCCGTAGACAAAGGCAAGCCAGTCAAGTTTGTTGCAGTACCTCCCGAGGGAGTACCCAAAGCACCACCATTAACAACAACAGCACCAGAAGAGCCTGTATTGACCGCTAGAGCCGTTGATACGCCTGTACCTAGACCTGACACACCAGTGGAGATTGGAAGCCCTGTAGCGTTTGTTAAAGTTGCGCTAGTAGGAGTTCCAAGAATAGGAGTCACCAAAGTAGGTGAAGTAGCAAATACAGCAGAGCCTGTTCCTGTTTCATCAGTTAAAGCCGCTAAAAGATTGGCAGAACTAAATGAACCTAAAGAAGTCGCATTACCTACAGAAGTAACAGCACCTGTTAAGTTGGCATTTGTTGTGACGTTACCCGCTGTAAGACCAGATGCAGTTCCTGTAATATTTGTGCCAACCAATGCGCTTGGTGTTCCCAAGGCGGGAGTTACTAAGGTAGGGCTTGTGGCAAACACTAACGAGCCAGAACCTGTTTCATCAGTAATCGCAGAGGCTAAATTGGCACTAGAAGGTGTTGCCAAGAGAGTTGCAACCCCAGTACCCAAACCGCTTACGCCCGTTGAAATAGGTAGACCTGTAGCATTTGTTAAGACTGCTGCACTTGGTGTTCCAAGGGCAGGGGTTACCAGTGTTGGCGAGTTTGACAACACAACATTGGTTGTTCCTGTACTTGTCGTTACACCAGTACCACCATTGGCAACGGCTAAAGTGCCAGTAATGTCAGCAGTAGAAAGACTTACCGCATCCCATGATGCGTTAGTGCCATCGCTTTGCAGATACTTGTTGGCGGCAGATGTTTGGCTAGGCAAAAGGTTATTCAGGGCGGCAGCGGCTGTAGAAGCACCTGTACCACCATCAGCAATCGCTAGATCGGTAATGCCAACAATCGTACCGCCCGTGATTGCGGCAGCAGAGTTATCTGTCTTTGTTGCAACAGCAGTGGCAATGTTGTTGTACTCGGTATCAATCTCAGTACCTTTAACAATCTTTAAAGGATTGCCAGGCGACAAGTTGTCTTTAGTCGCAAAGTTAGTGGTCTTTGTATAGTTACTCATGGTTTACCTCTTAGGCCATTTTGCCATCTTTAGCTTGAATTTCAATCTTTTGAAGGGATAACTGTGTGCCGTTAATGGTTGTCTCATAACCTGTCTGGACAATTTTACCCGCACCAGATGCGTTTGCTCTCAATGTCTTAATTGGCACACCACTTGTGTATTCAGCAATGTTGTATTCAGCAGTGCCATATTCATAACTTGTTTGCGTAGGAATGTAAATATTCTGAGCTTGATAAGCACCTGAGTAATCAAAGCCCCAATTGATCGTTAAGAACTGGTTTGAGCCACCAATCACAATTGCTGAAATAGTTTTTAAAATAGAAATCTGGTTTGGATTGCCAAGGTCAGCATTGTTTGTGTAGTACGCAAATCGGTACGTTGTTGTGTCATCTATGTAACCGCCATACTTACCGATAAAACCATTTTTACCAATATATAAGTCGCCATTACGCAAAGAACGCAATGCCGTTGGTGCAATAGAGTCCCATTTGGTTACACGGGAAGCACCATCTTGTAAAGATTGTTTGGTATCAAAACAATAGACTTGAAAAGTAGCGGGTAGAACTAGCAAGTAAAAGGCTTCTTTTTCTGAGTAAACAGATTTAAGATTTGCTAATGTCTCGCCAAGCAATGATTGATTTAAGTCAAAACGAACATTTTTAGACAAGTCTCGCAATGGAGCAGACTTTTCTTGAATTGTCCTCATCAATGAACGAACACCTGAGTCAGACAAGAACACAACATCAGAGCCAATACTTTGTATGGTATCCCTAGCGATACATCCAATTGAGCCTACTGTGTCGCTAAGAACAAGAGATGCAGGGGTAGAAGCACCAGAGTAAACAAGAATCTGTCGTTTACCAAAGATAAACAAGAAATCATTGTGCGCTGCCAAACCCATCACTTCATCAGCACCATTAGGCCACACACGGGAAACATCAAGTGAGCCTGAAGTACCACCAGACCACACATGACCTGCAATCAAATCAGAGAAGGTAACTGTTACTTTGTCAGAAGATGTATTAGCCACCCACAGACGACCAAATGCTGAGATGGCAATGTTTGCAGATGGAACTGATCCTGCATAACCTGACTTCTCAGAGACTCGTCTAAATGTTGTAATACTGACAGCGGGGTCATAGATCAGTGGATCGTGACCAGTTTGAAAGAAATAAGCAATCCCATTTAAAGATGCACATTGCCAATTAGATGCAGTAATGGTAGGAGCAGTACCGCCACCACCATAGGTCAACTCAGTCACTGCATTAGCAGTACCAAGTTTAAATAGCTTGTTGTTGCCAGCAAACAGAATGGTCAAAGTGCCATCGTTTTGGACTAACTCATGGATAACACCGACATCATTAGCACCTAGATTTCCAGAAGAAGAGTTAACTCTTGTGTAACCTTTTCTAGCACCGATACGACCATATTGATCCAAGATGCAATTAGTCGCAACCAAAGCAAAGCCAGCCCCTAAATCAAGGGGAGAATCTTCAGTATTCAGGCCATAAAAGCCTGGTGCTGAAAGACTATAACTTTGTAGTTGTTCTGCCATTAGACCGCCACAAAGTTGTCTTCAGGATAACGAGTGCTTTCCAATGCGATTGCGTCAGAGAGCATCCCTCTAAACAAGGCATAAGCCTCAGAAGAGTTTGTTCCACCATCTTCACCACGCTCAATCAAAGCACGAGCATAAGCACTCTGGGAAACCAAGTAGTCCAATACCTTGACTGAAGTGCCATCAGCAGACAGATTAGCCTGTGGGACAGTTACATCAAACTTCAATGTATATACGCCATCAGGAACAGGGAACAAATCAATCTTTGTGTCGCCACTACCATCTACACCACTAAAGCAGAACTCTGAAGGAATAGACTGTGAAGGCGTACCAAAGTTTAACTTGCGGTTCATGT